CGGCGGTTTTCGGCGCATGACATCCGTGCGCATTGCATAAAGGTTCGAATCACATGACATCTCTAGCGGAGCATCGCTCCACTCTGATGGCTGATTACCTAAAATCTGCTTCTACAAAGCTCTCGACCACACTGATACGCTGGATTGCTTTTAACTCAATCAGCGAACCAGGAGGTTCCAGTGTCCGAACAAGTAATCATTGACCCGAAAAAATCACCAGAGCTGGCTGCACAGCAGGTGCTGCTGCGCCTAGTTGAAGCTAGCCCCACTTCCTTTGCACATGCAAACAACGGTAAAGGCGTAGCTGAGTCACTGATCGCAATTCACAAAGGTCTCACAGAGTACTACCGCTCAATTGACGCAAAGCAGTAACGCCGGTTACGAGCGCGGCGACAGTCATCTCTGTCGCCGCCTTTAACTCGCTCGCCGGTGTCTGACGAACCAAATCGGGCCATGCCGCGCAAAACATGCTTTCTATCATTCGAAGATCATCGCAATTCAAATCAACGCATTGGCTGTTAATGCCGCTCATAGGTGTTACTCCCTTAAATCTCCCTTAAATGCAAAAACCGGCACAAGAGCCGGGTTTGGTGTGCGCACTTCCTCGACGACTTATTGCCCCTTCAGATTTTTACGTAGATCAGCCACGTCTCGCATAAGCTGCCCCAAATCCTTGTCTCGCCTTGCCTCAGCCCACTTGAACCAGGCACGGACAAAGACCCATGCCGGCAAGCCACAGACAAAGATCAAACCGCCGATAGCAATAAGTCCCAAGTCGTCGTTTGCCCAGTCGCCAATACCCAACCAACGCACGACGAAGGCACCGCCACAAATGCTTGAGACCGTGGTGCTGATCATCGCAACGCAGAACTCACGCACCGTCTTCGGGAGAGTCATCGCCATGACGACAACTGCAGCGAGTACGGCAATAAAGCCGAAGGCGCCAAGCTTGTACAACGCGATACCACCAGCAGCAGTCAGCGGGCCTGGTTCAGACATATTGGTCAGTCTCATAAGCCACTCCCGGCGATTGCCTGGTGGTGTCATTGATAGGTCGGCCCCAACAACACTCCCAGCTTGAGGCGATGGGTGTGGTGGAGCCGAAAACGAAAAAGCCCCGGCAAATGCCGAGGCTCGTTTATTGTCACAGAGCAAAAAGCCCAGCATTTGGCTGGGCTCACATCTGAATCAAAAGGGGGTAGATATAATTCGCGCGGCTAAATTAAGAGTGCCTGCTCGTCATCTTCTAAAGCCCTGAGAGCTTCTCCAACCTTCTCATTGAATTCGTTGAAAAGACTTCCAGCGGCGTGAACAGCTTCTTCCGACGCACTCTTCGAGATCGCAAATGAAGCTTGCGTACAGAGCTTTGAAAGTTTTTCAACCATTCCTCTCACGTGTTCGTCGCGTACCCGAACTTTCGCTTGAGTGGCTTGGAGGAAGGCAGTCCTAGACCGTTCTCTCACGTCGTCGCTAAGTCCTCCCTCGCCCCACGCCCCTGTTTCCTGGTGCATTTTACATCTAGCTAGGTGCTTAACCACTGCGCTGCGCACTACTTCAGAAACAGCGTTTTGAATATCCCCAAGCGCTTTTCGCTGAAGATCAATACGTTGCATCAAGATCATTTCTTTGCGCTTTTCGATCCTTGACTCGCTATCGAATCTAGCTCTTCTTTTTTCCGTCAATGAGTCAAAAAATGCCTTAAGAAAGACACCAATTACCAAAGTAACCACGGGAAACCAAACCGATGAACTGATTCCTTCCACTACGACGTCCTTTCCAAAAGCCAAAACCCACAAAGCAAAAAGCCCATCATGGCGACGGGCTTTGCACGCGGAAAAACCGCAAAGTAACTGAAATCTACAATCCATCCCCGGGGAAGTCAAGTTCCTTCAGAAATATCACCTTCCCTCCTTCTTCCATACCGGTGCTGGCTTGAGGGGGCCTATCCGCTGATAACTCATTGATAATTTCGAGGACTTCAACTCAACAAAGCGAAATTTTGGGCCAACCTCGTATCCAGATCTTTCTCCAATTAATGCAAGGTCTCCGTAAAACCCAATGACTACCTCATTACCGACAACCCAATAATGCTCTTGGGTCACAGCGTCCTTTATGCCCAGAGCTGAATACATCGGAAGGACGAACCCCACACTAGCCAAAGTAATTACACACTTTTTGAGAAGAGAGTAATGCTTGATTTCCGGATGCTGAGGATCCTCAGGTAAAACAGGTTTTTCATTACCAACATCCGGCGTATGGCGAGGTATCAAAACCATCGCGATAAAACCAAGACCAATTGCGACCCCGGACACCCATTGCCATGTAGGAGTGAGCGATAGGTAAAAAAGAACCATTGCCCCGTAAGTACATGCAGCCACTATCAAAATAATCTTCTGATTGGCGCTCGCAATCGGAACCCCCGATAAAAGACCTACAACCAGAAATGTCGTAAACATCGCAGGATAGACCGTTGTAATGACCGGAAGAATGCCGAACGACGAAAGCTGCATAAACTCTGTGGGCGCCTCAAAGTAGTTCAAGCGCCCCATTTCGTGAAAGGCGAAAAGGATGAAAGCGAGCGGGCCGAGCAAAGCCGCAGCAGACAAAAGGTAAGTAGCAAAAGCTTTTCCATCCGGCATACCTGCCCCTTAATAATTGTGAAGGCTCGATTCGCAGATCTAACCACTCGAGCCGTTATGCAGCTTGACGCTTGAACTCTAGCGCACCGTCGATCCACGCAACACCGGCCTTCCATAGCTGACGAGTCTTTTCCTCACCAAACCCCATTTTTTTTCCTACATCAATCAGCGCCTTATCCCTCGTGGTGTAATACCTCATCAGCACCTTCCCACATTCCGGATACCGCTTCAGCAGGCGGCCCATCAGGCCATCGATCATCAGTGCATCATCGTCGGTGATCATCGGTGTGTGCAGCGTGTTCTCGCGCGATGAGCAGCACGAAACACCGGAACCCAGCACGACCCAACGGCCCCAATGCTCCAGCAGATCCTCAGCGGTACGTTCTTTAAATGTTGGAGTAAAGGCCATGATCAATCTCCCTTGAAGGCCGAGCCACCCGGCCCGCGAGTATTGGTTTGCTGGTATAGCTCGGCCATGGTCAGCGCCTTTTGCGGCAACGTCGCAAGGTGACGCTCACGGCGGATCAACATGCCGAGCTGGACAACCAGGTCTTCCACCAGCAGCGGCTCGAGTGTTTCGGCGTGTACCAGTCCAGAAGCGTGGCAACCGATGCAATCCAACTGATGAAACACACCTCTTATCAACCCCTTCCCGGCACAGGACGGGCAATCAGTGAGCGGGATCTGGCGGCGCACAAAGGCGGGGCCATGCTGCTTTTTATCCATTTTTAAACCTCGCCCTTAACAAATTGCGGAATTGACTCGCAGACCGCGCCATTCAAGGCGTCTACAATGTTTTGCGAATCTTCAAATCTAACGCCTGTCTGCTGGTGGATCACTTTGAAGCCGCGTTCGTCTAACCAGTTGTGCCACTTCACCAGAGCCAGTCGACGCTGCTCTTTAGCCTGAGTGTTGATATACGTCGACGCGATCTTGCCCAGAGAGTGGTTCAAGAGCATCTCGCCGATATGTCCGTCCACGCCGAGGTCTGTCCACGCCGTGCGGGCGACTTTGCGCAGATCGTGACTTGTCCAGGCGCCCTGCCCTAATCGGGTGAACACTGCACTCGCCTGGTGATCGCTCAGCGGTTTACCTCGGCGGGACGGGAACAGGAACGGCCCTGAGTAGCCTTCGGCGGCTTGGCGATCACGGTAGCGACGCAGCAACGCGCACACCTGTTCAGTCAGCGGCACACGGAGCTCAACCTTGCTCTTCGTGTGCTCGGCCGGCACAAACCATTCACGCTCAGGCAGCGCGATATCAGCCCATCGAGATTGGCGGGTTTCACCGATACGAGTGCCGTGACAAAGCATCATGAGAGCGAGCATCGCGTCGCCGGGCGCACTGTCGAAGCATTCGGTCAGTTGCTCGACCAGGTCAGGCAGTTGAACATCGCGCAGACGGGCCGGCTTCGGAAGAATGCGTGCGGTGGTGAAGTGGATGAACTTGAGCTCAGCCATCGGATTGAACGGGATCAGATCCAGCTTACGTGCCTGACGAAAAGCCACCGCCAACAGGCGGTAAAGCTGTTGGACATAGGACAACGACAATTCTTCCTGTGCCGGCCACATCAGCAGCTTGTCGAGGGTCTGCGCACTCACGTCACGGATCAGCAAATCATCAAGACGAGGCTTGAGCTGGCAACTGATGGCGGACTTGCCGGCTGCACGCCGCTTGGCGGAGAGCGCCCTTGAGCGCGCCATGCGATCGCCAAACCAGTTGAGAAGCTCGCCGACCGTCACCCATCCCGAAACGCTAGCTGCGCCATCGGCCGCAACTCGCAAACGCACTGCCGGCAAAGCCGTCACCACCTGCTTGGTGGACAGGTCGGGAAAGGCGCCGATGCGGTGCCACTTTCTCTTGTTCAGCA